CGGACTATGGATAGATCAAAGCGCACACTACTGGTAAGGGAGTGAAATGATTGAATCCTTCGGGAAACAATATATAATCATCACTAGTGATGACTACTCACTCCTAACCGATTGCTGCGGTGACATATTTAGTAATAAATATGTAACACTATAGGCAAGAACAGGTCTGTTACTGTTTCACATATGACTATATCCCTAGAAATTTCTAGGAATCTAATCATTACTACTCGGTAACACCTGATCTATTTTATAACTTAAGAAAGTTATCCTATAGTATACTTGGAACCAACCTATAATAGATTGGTTTCTTGCTCAATTTGATGGGTTCCATAAAGGAATTTACTACCTAAGATTAGTGTAGGAAATCCTTCCATGAATGAATCCATCAAAGGCCCGTCTCTAAAGTCCCAAGTTTCTTCATCTTCCTTACCAGGTTCATATGAACCGTAGTCGAAGGTGGTAATCAACTTTGAGTTGAAAAACTTGGTCCAAGTAAGAGGCGAGAATGCCTTTTTGATCATTTTATGATCAATGGCATTCCAGTCAAGCTCACTTTCGCCAGAACAGAAGGTCAACAATTGTTGCCAACATTTCTTCGCGAAAGTCTGAACAAAAGGTTTCGTAGAGAAGTTAGTTCTACGTACTGTAGACATTAACAGCTCTTGAAACAATGTACCTCTACTGATAGTTTCAGCGAATCTTTCAGCAGAGTACCATCCATCCGCCTCAGCCAACTCCAAGGTTTTCCTTGGGGAATCTGAGGGGTAGGACTGTTCTATCCCATTCTCTCCATAGTAATCTTTCACGTCACATGTCTCAAACATGTTTGAATATGTATTCAAGTGATCGATTACATCCGATTTATATTGGAGAATCTTACTTACACCACGAACTCCGCAGTTTGAATTCAAACTCCTAAGTTCGTTTAGTAATTTTCTTACTCCAACATCCTTTACAAGAGAATTCTCTTTGTAAAGGCGTATAACCTTGCTTATAAATAAGCGTAATGGATAAGGACTACCACGAATAAAATTAATTAGTTCATGGTTCCTTGCCAAGTTCAATCCCCCTAATATAGCGGGGAGATGGATATGGTTATACGATTTCGGATTGATATGTTTGCTTGGAAATAGGGGCCCCATTCTGATAATAAAGAGCTCTCGAATGGTATCTATCTTACCCGGGAAATAAATTTCCGGAGGTAACCACGATAATGTTTTTGCAAGCATCATCGCTTTACCTATAGCTACATTCTTCTGATCTTTCTTTATCAGAGTGGACTGTCCTTGTGAAAGGAGTCGAACTTTTACAGAATCCACAATTATGGTTTCTGCAGAAAGTTTCTCCCTATTTCCCTGATTAGAAAAAAGATATTTAATATCTAAAATCTTCTCAGTAAACTTAACAAATATGCGTGATATAGAGTGCTTATCAACAGATATTATTGACCCACTTGCAATATGCAAAGAAGTCATCATATCAAGATAAGTTCGGGGACCAACACATAAGTGATCGTCCCCCGCTATATAGCACATACGCCAAGATTTGAAAGGCGTCGGTTGGTTAGATTCTAAATAGGAACTAATTACCGATTGCTTTCTAGTCTTTCCTCTGATACGTAGTGTATCTTTGGATTTAAAGGCAACATATTTGATAAAAGCAAGTTCTTCAATACAAACATTTAATAATGTTAGTGCGGGTTTAGCAATTGCTTCACCCATGAAGATACCTCTAGTAGAAGTAAATTTCTCCTTTCTTCTAGTTTTAGATAAAGGAAACTCTACTTCTCTAGGACATATCAAAGAGATTACGTAATTAATATAAGCACTACTTTCGGTTGTGGGCAAATTTGCCCCCTGAAGGAATGCTTTTATCATTACACGGGATAAGTCCATAGATTGTGCGTTTGTAGCATCTTTAAGATCACTTGATAAACAGTAATGACTGTCTTCAATCAATTTGACTTTAAGAAGCCTACGCGCAGTCTCCCAGGTTTGATCCATTCTATGGAATGAACCCCACACGGTTGGATGGCACTTTAACGCCTCCGTAAGGAGGTGAGAAAGTGGAGCAAACAAAATATTCACCCAATAGGGTGACATTGTAACGAATCTAGCTTTATTGCCAGTTTCGGGTACAGGGATTGCGCGTATTGGAATTTTCTTCGCTGAGACTTCAGCTAAAGAATCCTTCCAAGCACAATACATGATCTGTTTGCCCAGTACATCGTCAAGCCCCCAGAATCTTCCTTCCTGTTCTTTAATTAAAGGTCTAGGAGAAAGAAATTCTTTGGGCATGACCTCTTCCATTGACTCCGGACTTCTATAGATGGTTTTCCATAACGGAACTCCTTCTACAATCGAAGCTGGGCCAAAGGGAGTTTGTTCAGTCGATGATTCGGTTGGTACAGTCGTAAGAATTCTTAAGACCGCACCATAAACTTCACTACTTTGACCCCCGTCCTTTATACTTTTGTAGAAAGAACCAGAAGAATTCACAGAGATGTGAGCTGAGTAGTCGAATTTAGCCGGATGTATATTTCTACACATCCGTCCAATTCTTCTAGCTACGTTCGTCATCAAAGTGAAATGCTCTGGTGAAGGGGTAAAGTTAGAAGTTATAACTTTTACAAAGTCATCCTCTGATTTCTCATTGGTTTTATCACCCATAAAAGGCATCTGCCTTGATGATGTGATATGGGAAATTGAACAAAGCTGACGCTTTGAGAAATTTCCGTCTCTGACATTGTAAAGTTCCCGAATAAACGAAAGCTTGTCTAAGGCACGAAAGAAATTGTTCTTTTGAAGTTCAATTCCTTTCTTGAGCAAGATAGATTGGGATGTGACTCTAATTAAATTAGAGCCCCAGTCCTTCCACCAAGTCACCAATAAGGGGAGGTTACTGATACCGACCTTCATGACTTTACGTATTATATATCGTATCGTCATGGAATCGGGTGAATTCAGTAAGAATACCCTCTCCTCAGCAAGCCATAAAGAGTCAACTAGACCTGAAATAAAGTCTAAAATTCTCTTTATATGAACTAACGGTAAGCGGGAAAATATTCCACTTACAGTCGAACTTAGGCCAATCTCTTTAGTCAAGATTGAAATCAATCTTTTCTGTTGAGTATTGTCCAAGTTGACTATACGTCTAGGACCTTTGCGTTCCCATCTTTGGGGGCGTAGGTTCCTACGTTTACCGTCATCGGACTTATAACAACGACTAAGGAAGCCTCCCTTTGCAGGGAGGTAGTACTTATAGGATAAAATTTTATCCGTTTGTTCACCGGATAATTTCTTATCCGGTTTTCCTTCGTCGTCTTGCCATAAGCTAGGCAAAAGCCTAGCCCATGCAGTCGTTATGTCCTTACCAGTAGCGGCCCTAGGGTTCGCTACAAAAATAAGTTCATAAGTGTGCACTTGGCTCATTAATAGTTAAAATCTTAACTATAAATAAA